TCCCGTCTCAACTGCCCCTCCACCTAGCATTCCCTCAATCCCCGAGCGCCCGTCTGTCGATGATGAACTCAAAGTCCTCGATGATCCGCTCCCGAAAATCCCTGTTGGGGAACTGATGATGCCACGCTTGGTACATCGGAACTCCATGGGATGGGGAAGTTCTCCCACTTCCTCTCGGTCGACCTCCCGCGGGACATCCCCCCACCGCCGTGGGCCTCCCGTTCCTCCCTCACCAGGCCCGCCCCTTCCCGCTTCGGCCTGGCCTCACGGTCCTCCCCCTCCCCCCCCTCCTCCGCCACCAGGTTTTCCCTGGGTTCCGCCCCCCGCTCCCGCGCCCTTCCCAGGGCCGCCAGGAGGTCCGCCTTACGGGCCTCTACCAGGACTGCTCCCTGCACATCCTGGGGACTTTGGAACCTTAGAGGAATGGTGCGCCCGCCAAACGGTTGTGCTCAACCCAGAGAGCAAGCAGGTCCGCGCCTACGCGCAAGTCCGATGCGTTCAAGTGCATCTGGACCCTGACCGCACCGTCCCGCAACATCCGATCTCCAACTTCTCCCGCGAAGCACTAACGTACATGATGCTACGCCGCGAAGCTCATGGTCGCGACCATCTAATCGTTTTGGACTGGTTCGGCAGTAACCGTAATTCCAAAATTGACCCTCGCTTCAAAGGACCATATTTGCCAATACGTCGACAAGGAGTAACAATGCGCTCTAACCAGGCGCTGTCGATCACGTGGCATAGTGGCCCTGACATCATAATCCAAGGTGATGCCAGTCGCGATGGACCACGCAATCCCATGCCCCGGTTGTTTAATTTCGCCCTCATTCAAGACGTTTACCAGCAGTCAGGCGTGTTCTGGCCTCGTGCCCTCGAACCGCGAGACGTCTTGGATCTAGCGCGACGCTCTATGCACAACCGGGTGTATCTCATGTTGCGTACTTTTGATGGTCTGGCCGGTGCTGACGCGGAGGGTTGCGATCCCGGCGATGAAATGGTATGGCGGCGTCAAGGGAATCAAATTCATGCTTTTCCCGACCGCCATACACCACAGTACCCTCCACACTTCGTTCCCGAATGGCTCCATCTCCGACACCATCAAGGCTTAGACATATCGCCTTTGGTGTCACTAGGACCTTACACGCTCTACTTTGCGGCTCCAACCCCCCCAGGCGCTATTCCAATCGCCGTCAGCCCAAAGCCAGGAGGTCTTATCGAGTTTATGGACGTCCCCACCAAGGCTCCAGGCGTGTTCTACCGCCTGTGCCAACTTCTGCAAGGTTTACCCTTCGTGTCGCGCCGTTTCGTGTTGCAGCGACAAGTCGAGCGTGTGCCCGTACACATGGCCACGTATGCAGATTTGAGCCCAGGATATTCCGGACGTGTGGCACACGGTATGACGTGGGACGCTCTCATGTCGCAGATACAGCAACGGTTGTCTTCGGACCCGATCATGAAGCCCATCTTTCTGCGATGGCCAGAATTCCAGGTAGCCATCATCCGAGGCACCACTCTGGCATGCTTCTACATGCATCGGGAAGACATGGCAACAAACATGCTCGGTGCACGGTCTCTGCACTACCCACGTGAGCTTGATCTCCGTCGGGTCCGCGCCAATGATTTCGCTCTGGCGCCCATGGGCTGGAAGGACAACTTGCTAGCGGCCGCGCCGGCTCTAGTGTTGGCCCTCTATTTGGTGTTTGCATATCGCAGAATGATGCGATACCGACGCATTGGCTGGCTGGACTTAATGGCCATTGTTCGCGCGCAGGCCCCCGTTCGCCGGGGTTTCGCCGCAGCGTCTATCGGTGCCACTACCTGGCATGCTTACACGACCATGTTGTGGTACACGGTGTTTGCCCCTCTCAAGTTCTTGTTGATAGGGCAAGGTGCGTTGCTCACCCTAGCCGAGTTGAACCACTTCCTAAGTCCCCTGTTGCTCCGTCTCGCTAACTTGGCTGACTACAACCTCCCCACCCCCCTATCCCCGTGGTTTCGGATGGTGTCGTTCCTAATGCGCCCCCCAGAAGCATTTCAGGTTTACATGGACTATCACCTGACTGTCACACCAGAGTCCTTTCGTAACGAGGCGGCCTTCGCGACGTTCGTGGCCCCTATAACCGAGGAGATAGTCAAACGAATCTTCGGTTGGTACGCGCTCCCTGTTTGGGTAATGGAATGTTTCCAACAAAGCCGCGTCCAAACCCTCGTTTTCGTCCATGGACCTAACACCATCCTTCACCGCTTCGGTCCTGTTGGTTCCCTTGTTGCCTTGGCATGGCACATGTGGTACAATCACATGGTAGCACGTACCCACGGCCGGTTCCTCACCACCGGTATCTGGGACATTACCACTCTCACTTGGACTGAGAGACAGTTCGCTCGAATGGTTGACTTGACCTTCGATTTCATGCAGCCCCAGCGGGCTACTGCTCCTTGGAAAGTAGTGTTGATCTTCCTGGTGTACGGCCTCTATCGTTGGTATCGAACGAAGACTTCCCACCAGGTGTGGCGCGATTTTCTGAGTCGACGAGCTGCTCTACAGGACACGAGTGCTGCTACCAGTCGTGTTGTGCCAATCCCCGTGGCCGACACCATTCCCTCCTCCGTCACTCTTCACGCCCGCACTGTGCCGTTGTCGGCCATTGCTGGAGAAATCCGCATCAAACACATGAAACAACCGATTCCATTGAATACAGCCTTGGACATGTTGGACAACGACAAGTCGTCCATGGGAATTGAGCCACTTCTGATCACGAATGCTCTTCTCCACCGCCCGCAGAACAACACGCAAGCTGCTCTGACGTCTCTGGTGGTGCGACAACATAAGGACTGTTTCGCCGCAACTGAAGCTTATGGCTCCCTTTATGGTGATGCCCGCCGCTATGATGCGCGGGCTCGTTGCAGGAATTGGCGCGAATGTGCTGCCATGTGGACTGACTATGGTCTCTACGACCCAGAGTATCCTATATGCATCGACCCTATCTTATATCCCCAGCTGTTTCGGGATTTAGAGTGGGCCGAATGGAAAGCCCAGAGCGATCCGCGTAAGCATGCGAAGATGGATGCCGCTGCCACCAAGCTGTTGGAAGGTTACGAAAACCTCAAGAAAGAAATCATCGTCAAGGGCGATGAGACACTCCCCAACAAAGGTGGCCTCGGCCCCAAGCCACGAAGTATCGTCTTGCTTGACGACCGCTGGCTCGCACTTACCGCTACTGGTGCGAAAGCATACCACAATTGCCTACGTTCTATGCTCGGACCCAACTTACCTCTTCCCGAGCACGTCAGCCCTATGGATGGACCGGATTATCCGGTACGGCTGTGGCATTGTGGCCGATCACTCTATAGTATTGTGTACGCGTCTGGACTGACCGGCACCCAACTAAGTCAGGCTTTTTCCGACATGGCCTTATCACCCACAGGATGGATATTTGTTGCCGGCGACGATAGCGTAGTTAAGTGGCCTGCAGACCTGCCCGTCTACGCCCGTCTCCACAAGAACCGTGCAACTTTCATGTATGGCATGGCTGATCTTTCGTCTTTTGACCAATCCCAATCCGAAGCAGTGTGGCGGTTTTTCACACCCCACGTGCTGCGCCACCTTGGCGCGCCTCCGGATTTTATCAAACACATTGACCGTTCCGCTAAAGCAGACTATCGGTATCGCAAGGGCGACTGGGAGATCTCCGGCACCACCGGTTACCAGCTGCCCACAGGTGCGATGATCACCACGAGCATGTCAAGTGCTCATTGTCTGGCGATGTACATGTTCATGGCCCGGCGTTCAGAAGAGGCTCGGACTGCTGTCCAGCCCGCCGGGGGCCTTGACGTGGACGCTGTCGCAGCCGAACTGGGGTTCACAGTCAAATACTCTGGCACTAACGATATATCTGAGTTGACCTTCCTCAGATGCCTGCCTTACCCCTGTGAAGATGGGACTCTCTCTTTACTACCGCTTCCCTCCGCCACACTCAAATGTGGGAAGCTCCTCACTCCCCTCCAACGCCTCTTTCCAAAGCTCTCCCGGGCCGAAGCCATTTCCCGCATGGCCTTCGCTGCCGCCGCTAGTTACCAACACGTCCCTCTGGAGCTGCCTATCCTTGGCGCCCATTTAGCCACCCTGCGCCGATTGTGCAAGCAGGGCGAGCTCACGCAGACCATGTTGGAGGCGGCCCAAGAATCTTACGCTTTCAAGATTCGGTCCGATCCACGCCGCCTCGATATCCAGGCGTGCCGCGACTTGATATGTCGCCGCTACAACCTGTGCTCCGCAGATCTTGATCGCGTCGCAGACTTGTACGCATCCGTCACACACTTGCCGTCTATGGTAGAAGACCCTGTGTTTGATAGGCTCCTCTCGGTCGACTACGAATAAACAGTCGACCTTGGTCCGCAACACACCTGACTGACAGGTGGGAGATGGCGCTCTCCCGGATTTGTGAGTGACAACGGGGATCTGCAAAGGACTTGCAGAACAACACGATGGCCCGACGAAACGCGAAGAAAGCACCCGCAAAACGCCCCCGGCGCGCACCTAAGCGCGCCGCCCCAAGACCCAAACGCAAAGCGCCTGCTGCTCCAAAGCGCAGAGCTGCTCGCCCCTCAGTCCGCGAAGCCCCCGCAAGTATCGGCTCTCGAATCGCCCGCTCCGTACCCTCGTTCAGCGGCGGTTCCAACCGTATCACCATCGCTCACCGCGAGTTGATTGGTACCATGGCTTCCGTGGGAGATGGCTGGGCCGAAATTCGTCGCCTGTCCCTGAATCCCGGCAATGCCACAGCCTTCCCCTGGCTGGCTGGCATGGCTTGGAGCTGGGAGTCCTACACATGGAGGAAACTGCAGTTCACATATGAGCCGCGCTGCGCTTCGACCCAGATCGGAGCAATCCAGATGTTTGCTGACTATGATGTCGCAGACTCAAGCCCTATCAACGAGCAAGCCGCCTCGTCGTACGATGGGTATCTGGAGTGCAACCCCTGGATGCGCGCGACCAACACGCTCAACAACGTGGCGATGCGCCAAGGCAAGGCTATGAAGTACGTAACGCCTGCCGCTGGCTATCCCGCCTCTGCTGATCCCACCAACTACTCTTCCGGAGCGTTCTTTTTCTACTCCGTGGGAACCGGAGCTGCTGTCACGCTTGGCAGCCTCTGGGTTGAGTATGTGGTTGACCTGATCACGCCTACTGCAGGGGCCGGTGTGTCCTTGGAACTTGGACAAACCAGCGCCGCCCTCCTTCTCAACGAAGACACCGTCGCATGCCCCGCCTATCCTGGCCCGGGCTCGTACAATTGCGATAGCTTCATCAACATGATCGCTGATATCGTTGAGACTGACTTCCAGTACCCCCCAGGCAAAGAAAGGAAAATCACGTTCGATGAGACCAAGGGTGAATGGAACATTCCCGGTCCAGGAATCTATCAGCTGGACGCCTCCCAGCTGTTCACCACCCCAAGTCACGTGTCGTTCAGTCAGCGCCCCTACCTCGGCGATCTGATCGACGTTGCCAGTACCGGTCTTGAGTACCTTGGCGACATCATTGGACCCTCCTATCTTCAGGCAGCGAACACCTACATCCTTGGTGGCATTTTCGCCGTCACTGGCGCTAGTGGCATTTTGCGGTTGGCTGCTCCAGGACCCTACACCTCTTGGTCCTTCAATGTGGATACGGCGGGCATGTCCCGTGTCTACACGCAGCTCGCTATCAACTTCCTCACTTCCTACTCCGCTGCACTCGCGGGAGCTGAATCTCCTCACTTCGATCTACCCAGACGCACTCGGCTGCCCGCCGACTCCAAGTTGGCTCCGCATCGGCATAAAGACCTCTATCAGCACGAGGTTGCCGAGGATGAACTGGATGACATCGAAGATATGACGCTCCCGGGCACCGCCACCGCTCGCCTCGCCTCCCCTCCGGCCTCTGTACAGACGCTGCAGTCTACAGCCGGTCCCTCTGTCGGGCGCTCCTCCAAGCGCCCCAAGGGTTGATCTGTGACCCTTCGCTCTGTGGGTTAGCGTAACAGACCCTCGCCCCCCTTCAAGTTGGG